AATTCTAAATCAGGATCAATATAGTTTACAATGGCTTGGTTGAGTTTTGATTTTTTTCTTTCACCTTGTAAGCTGATGCCACCAATGATTGTGTCACTGTCAACATCAAAGGCCACATTAATTGTAGTTGAAGTAATATCAGTATCGTTGCCCCCGTCTTCTACTTTTAATTTGTATCTGCCTTGGATGTAAGGCATAATACCTCTACCACCTGCAATCAATAATTTTGCATTGTCTAATATTTTAGTGTTGGTATCTATTACAGCATTTGTAGATAGTGCTTTACCTGTAAATTTATTATTATAGGTTACTGTTTGATCATACTTGGTTGCCGCTGTGTAAAAACTGTATGCGTTAAGTTGTTCTTTAGGAATACCTGCACCATAGCGTGGATTCATTAGATAATCTAACAAACAGTTTGCAGGGTTTGTGTTATAAGCCTTGGGTAAATTATCATAATCATTAGGCAAGTTCAATGCACCTACCACAGGTGCTGATCTTGCATTGTAAATCAATTTACCACAAAGGTCAAACTGCAATTTAGGAATACCGCCTTTGAAAGGATTGTTGTTTGCGTCTTCTTGTGTTTTAATTTCTTTCCATTCAAACCTTGCGGCTACATAAGCAACTCCAGGCATTGTTCTGTTTTTCTGAGGCCACAATGGTGCATCTGACATAACACTAGGTGTTGCTGTGTTGGTAGATCCTCCGTAAAAACATTGAAATAACATTCTGCCTTTGAATCTATCCTTAGGAACATCATATCTTAGACCATCAGCATAAAAGCCACCTGCTTTGTTATTACTATATTCATTTGGTAAAGGTATTTCAACGTCATCAACTAAAATTCTTTTGATGCCTTGGATTTCTCCTTCAGCGATTGCCCATACAACCCAAAGATATTGATTGTTGGTTGATCCTGTTTCTGCGTGAATAATAATACCACCTGATCTTCTGTATCCATAGACAACAGGAATAGCTTGGTTGGTTCCTTGTTTGTTAATTGTAACACCTTGTGCCGCTTGATCCGCTTGTGGCTGATCTGGCATATCTGGCATACCAAATGGTGCTAATATGAAACTAAAAATATCGCCTACAAATTCAACAATACTTTCTACAATGTTTCCTATAAACTCACCAATTTTTTTAATTACGCCACCCATTATGCTGATATCCTATGTATGTAATGGTTACCACAGTGGTCACCGTTTTTGTGTTCAAAATATGTTGAGGCTCTGTTTATAGCATTTTCACTGCCTTGCCACTCATTGTTAAATGCACAAATGTCGCTTTCAAAAAACTGTGCTCCATTCTTTTTGCATACAGCAATTATTTCACTCCATAATTGATCTGCAATGTATTTGTTTCTTTCGCCTTCTAAAATATAAAAGAATGCAAGTTGTCCAAATAGTGTTGGGTTCCATAATTTAGTGTGTAGGTAAAAAATAGCATAGCCAATGATCTCATCATTTTTTTCTACTACTATACATTGCACACTTGAATCCATTAACATTTTTCTTAGGTTGCGTGTTAGGTAAACATCATCAATTGGCAACACACCATCTTGTTCTAATTCTTTGCTGTGGTATCTTGCTAGTCTAACCAATCCATTAATATCAGAAGGTTCAAAAAATCTAATCATTAAACTTTACCCCATCTTATATCTGTTAGTGCTTCATGTGAATATTCCATACTAAAGTCTGTTGGAAATTCTCTTTGAAAGTTTTGTAGGTTTGTTCTGCGACAAGTAACCTTTTCAAAGTTTGAAAATAAACTGTCAACTTGTAGTGCCAAGCCTGCAGTTGTGTCACTGTCTGAAATTTGGTAGCCACTAACTCTACCTTGGAAAATTAGTATAGGTCCGTCACCTGTGCTGTCATCAATTACACTATTGTCTGTTTGATCTACAAGTGCTCTATGCACTACAACATCTGTGTTGATAATAGTGCTTACACCAAATGTTGAAACTGTAGATGAGTCTAAAGCACTAAGATTGATTGTAATACTTGTGATAGTTAGGTCACTGGTTTCATTAGCAGTTGTAATACTTAAAAAAATACCTTGTGCAAGGTATGTGTTGCCGTTGTAAACAATGTCGTAGGGTGCGTCTGTATAGTAAGTGCCATTGATATCTAATAATAGATAACTGACGACAGCATTTCTTGCTAACGCATTATTGGTATTTGACCCTGTTAGTCTTGCCATTAGTATACTTCCTGAACATCTATTTCATATGATACGAAACCGTCATTACGGTATCCAAATTCTTGCAAGTCTCCACTTAGTATCATTCTAATTGGAACATTTTGCACAATAATAGGTTCACCTGCACTATCACTGTCAACTGCTGTAACTAATGCGGGTTGAATTTGTATAGTAGCATTGCCACTTCCATCACTTACTACATCTTCTGTAACCATGTAAGTTTTTGCATGATTTGGAAAACGTATTATATCTCCTGCTTTTAACAAATTACTTTTGTCAATTTGATCACTGTTAACATCAACACTAGTTGCACCAGCCGCCGCATCTGTTCTTACAAATGTTACTTGGGTTGGGTGCGGATTGTGTGTGCTAATTTCAGGTATTACTAGATCAAATTCATTTAATGATCCTTGGCATCTAGCAACAAATGCTTGGATTGGTAAAAAATCTTCGTAACTTACAGGCGGAAAACTTAGTGTTCCTTGCCATAGTGTTGTTGCATTGGTTGCTCTAACAGTTCTACCACTTGCAGTAACAGTTTTTTTGGTTGTTGTTTTTTGTTTAAAATTAACTCCTGTAAATCCTAAACTTACAGGAAAAGATCCTATATATGCCATTACGCTGTTACTCCATTTTTGCCACGTTGATTCATAGCATTATTAATAATGCCAACAATAGTTCCTCTTCTTTCAACTAACAGTTGATCAAAGTCTTTTGCGTCAACGGTGGTAATGTTAAAATTAACATTTACACCACCACCATTACCGCCGCCTAAGCCCTCAACCGCCTCTGCTACTTCTCTTGGTATTACTGTTGATCCTTGTTTAGGAACAATAAGCTCTGGTCCGTCTTCACCAACTACTGCTGGTTGACCACCTAAAATTGTTCCACCTCGTTGTGCTGTTTGTGCTCTAATTGCTGATACTTGAGCAAAACCTGCCGCCACAGTTGCCGCCGCCGCAATAAAGTTAAACGGTGGTGGATATGTCGCTAGTGCTTTGGTTGCACCTTGGTATGTGTTAATGATTGCTTCTGCAATAGCAAATGCTTTCTGTGCCGCAAAAAACTTTTTATTCTGTTGCCCTAATGCACTAAAGAAGTTCTTAGCTTGACCAATACCAAACTGTGTTTTTTCTAATTCTGATTTCTTTTCAAAGTCAATTCTATTTTTTGTAATTTCTGCAGTTTTTTCTTCAGCACCTTTTCTTGCTAGGAACTCTTTATCCTTAGCACTCATCTCAGTTGCAATAGCACTTTGACCTTGAGCTAGGCGTTTTTCAAGACTTGCCATATACATTTCGTCTTGACGTTTAAGTGAAGTTTCTTGTAATTTTGTTATTTCTTCTTGTAGCTGTTGTTCAATAGCAAGTTTACTCTGTGCAAATTCTTCTTCAGTTAATTTTTTATCTGCTAGATTATTTTTTTGAATTTGTATTGCAGTTTGTGCAACCTTGTTTAAATTTTCAACTTCTTTGGCAACCATTGCGTCACTAAGATTTGAACTTGCTTTGATCATTGCCTCAGCTTGTTTAATAAACTGTGATTCTAATTCTCTAGATGATTCAGCGGCTTTGCTTTGTGCTTGTGCTAATTCTAAAACTTTATCTTTTTGTGCTTGTAATGCTTTTGCAGTTTTAAGTGATTCATCATATTGTTTTCTTTGTGCTACACTAGCCTCATCATATGTAATTCCTGCTTCATTCCAACTGTTGGTCAACGACTCTAGCATTGCTTTGGCTTCTGCCATTGCACCACTTGCAAGTTCGTTGGTGTTTACATATTCAACTATTGCATCAGCAGTATCACCTACTGCTGTTTTAACTACT